GTCCTTTGCAATCTCCAAAGGTGCGCGATGAAACTTAATGCCTAGTTCATCCATCTTCATAAACTTCTCGAACTTTAATTCTGGTAATGATAGGAACGCTGGTATTTTCTTCATAATGACGTTATACAAGCGGTCTGTGTGGTTGCTACGGATCATGTCCGTTACTCGTAAGTCATAGAGAACATCGACAGTCATATCTCTATCAGCTGCAAGGGTTTGCTCATACCACCCTGGTGTGCCCTCTGTCCAACGCGAGATTTGAGGAAGGTCAATTTCGTCTCCGCAGGATATTACCTGGTCAAACTTTTGCTTGGCTATGAACTTTGCTAAAGACCTTGTAGCCCTTACATCGTGGTAAGGAACTTGAAGGTCTGGCACAATGCAAATCTTTTTAATCTTCATCCTCATCGTCATAGTAATCAGGCATGTCTGGCAGCCAATTAGGCTGTGGCAGGATTGTTGCAGGATAAGTCTGTGGAGCAGTAATTAAGTAAAGCGCATGATCTACGCTAAAACCTGCCCTACGCAACGACTTGTAATACTCATTGAGGCCAATACAGTATTGGTCTAGTGCTGAGTAGTCAGTTACGTCTATGACTTTTCTGCGTGCCATAGTTAAATTATCGCTCTAAGAGTATGTTATAAATCTCATCAACACGCGTGTTTAGGCGTTTAATTTCACCCAATAAATGAGTAATGACATAGCCTGATAAGCCACCGATGATGGAGACTGTTGCTATATATAACGTGAAGAAGTCTTGTTGTGTCATTTCTGAATCACCAGCACATAAACAACATGGTTGCCAGAAGTAGCAACGGCATGAATAGGGTTGGTGTGGTTGTCTAAAACAATCTGGTCTCCGCTGTCTAGGCGATAACCATTATCCGTGGTTACATCCGCGCCACCAATAAAAACTGCACCTGAACCAACGTGAATTAAAACCTGCTCAGCTGCTAAGTCATTGGCCACGATTTGAGAACGTGTTGAAGTGATTGTGTATTGTGAGCTAGATATGGTCATTTCTTAGGAGTCGCATATCCGAATACACCAGCCAAGATAGCCCATAACACGGCGCGATAATCAAGTGCAAAGTTACTTGCAGCCCAAGCTGACAAGAACGCACCTGCGGTTAGGAATAGTGGGTGTTTCATTGTTTGCCTCCTAGCATAGGTATTTCAAAAAAAGAACCATCTGTGTCAGCTTTACCCTTATTGAACGAGATATGGATATGGCTGGTGTGTGGGTTTGACCCACTGTATTTACGCCATTTCCAATTAAGGATTCGGCTAGCAATTTTGTGGTTATGTATGACATAACTAATTCGTTTAGCAGGGTCAGACTTCGCATAGAGACGAATCTGATTCGCAAGGTAGATACTTTCAGATTTGTGTTTTGTGAGATCGGCATCCACATCCAGGGCGCGTACCCAGCCCAAAGCATCAGGCGTATGATCTGATTTACTGTCATGTTTTGCGTCACCCACGGTACCGTCAGTTCTACGGTCACGTAGCGGATAGGTGTCATCTATTTGCTCACGTAGCTGAATAACGCTTTTACTCAGACGGGGCTTCATCTAGCACATCCCAACTAAGTGTTGCTTCATTCCAAATATAAACATTTTCATCAACAGGCCGTGGGATAGGTGGATTCCAGAATGAACCTTCCCTAGTCCAAGATGGATAAGGTTGTGGTGTAATAAAAATATCCTCTGCCTCGTTATAGGTAAAACCTATTCCAGCATAAGTGCCACGAATCTTTGAGTTGTAACTGGTTCGCTTGCAGGTTTGTCCGCGGTAATTCCCATACCAAGTTTCAGGGTCTAAACCTTCAATTAGTTCGGTTTCGTCAATTCCAACAATAACTTCAGTTACTATGCCATCTGTAATAAATGCGTAATGTGCCATTATGCCCAGCTCACGTTTCCTGTGCCTGCAGTTATTGTTGTAACTTTGTCTGAACCTACTGTTGCAGTAGAACCTGTTAAACCTGCGCCAATAGTAATTGTTTTTGTGTTGGAATAACGCAAAATAACAACGCCACTACCACCTGCTCCACCGTTGGAAGTTCCTGTTCCAGCACCACCACCGCCACCACCGCCTGTGTTAGCTGTGCCTGCTGTTCCTACAGTTGTATTACTTCCTGCTCCACCGCCGCCTGAACCACCAGCACCTGCTACAGAACTAAAGGCAGTGTTGTAACACGCGCCACCACCACCGCCTGCATAAGTAACAGATGAACCAGATATAGAAACAGACACACCATTACCACCAGCACCACCAGTTCCAGGAGACACACTGTTTGAACCAACTACTCCAGCACCGCCACCACCGCCTGCTGGGGCTGAACCTGCGCCAGTTCCATTACCACCAGCGTAACCTTGATTAGTTGTTCCCGCTGCACCTGTTAATTTAGTTCCGCCAGTTCCACCGCCACCGCCGCCTGAACCACCAGTAGCAGCATCACCAGAATTATCGCCAGCACCTTTACCACCGCCAGTAGAGGTAATGGTAGAAAATATTGAGTTAGAACCACTGGTTGCAGATGCACCACCAGCACCTACGGTAACTGTAAAATTAGTTAAAAGAGGAATTGTTAATGCAGTTTCTAATGAACCACCACCGCCTGTTGCGGTTACAGTTGATCTAAGTCCACCTGCACCGCCACCGCCGCCATCTTCCTTACCACCACCGCCACCGCCTGCAACAACTAAATAATCAACTGTAAATGGCAAAATTTGTGGGGCTAATAATCCTGCAACAATATTGCCTATCATTATGCGATAGCACCTACGACATACCAAGTATCTGTTGCAGTTTTAATGCAAGCCGCGGTTTTGTATTGTGCAAGGGTAGGGGATCCGGCTGTGCCGCCCGCAGATAGAACTGTGGTTGTGCCGGAAGTAACTGCACTAATTGTAACTAACCCAGCACCTTTGTTTAATACTGTAATAACTGTGCCTACTGGAATTGCAGCTGTGGCATTAGTAGGAATTTTAAGGGCTACTGCTGTGCCTTTGTTCATCGGCACTAGGTTCTGATAACTGTCATTTAAGACTAGTGTGTAGTCATCTGTCTTGTCGGCTTCAACGTCAAACGTTACAAGGCCGTTATACATCGCAGCTGAGAGAACGTCTCCGGTGCTTGCTGGAAATCCTGTTGCCATTTATTACCCCTTAATATGTCATTACTGACGTGCCGATTATACCGTATAAAGAACTGCCTATGATGAAACTGTCAATGATTGGTTCAGATGTTACGAAGGTTGTATTCCAAGTGCCTGGAGTGATTTCGTGGCTTACTCCCATACATTGCAAAGTCTTGTCTATAACTGTGCCGTCTTGCCCTACGTTCTTAACACGGATGGTGTCAAAGAAATCTAGGGTTAGGGCTGCGGTTGTGCCTGCTGCGTAGTCGGCTGTGTTTAGATCAAGAGTAAGGGCATCAACCCGTAGAGTGGTCTCTGCCCGTGTCGCAGTATAAGCCTGGGCTATATCTAAAGCCTGTGCGTCTGTCTGGACTAGCAAGTCTGTGGCTGTGTAAGAGTGTGGGAAATACTTAATCTGGCTGGCTGTGTTGTTGGCTACCTGGGCTGTGCCGCCTGCACGAGTGATAGAAGTCTGGTTAATAATCAGCTTGTCATCTAGGGCAGTAACTATGTTGCGGTAGGCAATGCCTGTGCCGTCATTGCTAAAGAATGTTGGATTGACTCCGGACTTGGCCTGTATGGTAGCCCGGCTTAAGAACTCAGCGTTGCCCGATGGCAGGATATAGAACGCGCCTTGCTCGGAGAACTCCATATTCTTGATGGCCTGAAGTGAAGTGCGAGAAGTGCCAGGGTCAGCCTGAACGGTAGTTGAGCCTGCCTGGATGTTACGCATAGATGCAGGAAAGCCGATTGTGTCTAAGATGTCTGTTACGCGGTTGCCTGTGGTCTCACCAGCGGTTGCGCCTGTAACGGTGGTTATGTTGGACATGTTAAACAAGCGGAAGGCATCAGCTAGTTCAATATCTACATAGCCTATGTTCTGTTCTTTGTCCCATGTGTAGTTATAGGTAATTGTGTAGCCTGAGAATAAGAACTCGCCATCAGCTGAAATACGAACCTTGCGTAATGGCACCAACTTGCCAAAGTAAGGCGAGGTTGGGTTTGTAGGGTTCCAGTCACCATTCTGATCTAATACTCTGATTGTGGCTGTGCCAGCCTGGAATTCCTCTTGCAGCAAGTTGTAGCCACGTCTAATGGTTACTCTGTTTACTTGGTTGGAAATATCTATTGTGTCAGCGGCTTGGTCTGCCAGTGTGTTAAACCCTAATATGCCTTCGCCAATAATAAACGGGTAGCCAAATATTGCGCCGGAACTAAAGTCAAAGGTTACAACCAGGGTTGGTGTTGCCACTACATGCCGCCTGCAAAACTCTGGATGGTGCTGTAATTGTTGCTATTGCCATTGGCTGAATTGTTGACTGAGGCCACGCCAATACCGTATTGAGCAGCTGAAGGGTCTATAAATATGCGTAATTCGGTCTGAGTTAATGATCTATCATATTGACTGTAGCCGCCGTTTATAGGGGCGCCTCTACGATCAAGCATTGCAAAATCAGGGTTTATTGCATCTGCCAAAGCTGCAGCTTCGTCTATAGAAAGTTGTTCAGCCCCAGTAATTACGCTTGGTGTGCCTAGACTTGCAAGTCCATTGCGGACTTGTTGTAATGCTTTCATGGCTTCTAAGGCTGACTTAGCGTAATTGCCAAATGGATCAACAGATGCAGCCATCATTGCGGCTATTTGCACTGAAAGAAGTTCCTGCGCTAATTTGGCAGAAGCATCTGCATTGCCTAGAAGAATCTCTCGTTGCAGTTTAAGGCGTAAAGTTTCATCGTCAGTTATCTTGCCTTGAAGCGCGGCTGTGTTTTGAATCAAATCTAAGTTGAATACTGCGTTGGCTTTATCTAAAACTGCCTTAGCCTTTGCTAGAGCTGTTTGTTCTTTAACTGCCTGAGTCTGCTTTTTTGTCAAAGCAGCTAATTCCTTTTGACGCTTGGCAGAAGCCGCATCTGCTTTTTGACGTGCTTTAATTATGGCAAGTGCTTCTGGCCGCATATCTGGCATATTGCCGGACATAGGATCATAAGGCCTATCTTTTATTGCTAATTCATTGCGTTTATTGTTTAATGCATTAAATCCTGAAATTAACAAACCAAATCCGCTGTATTTAGCGATTGTGCCAAAACTTCTAGCAGCGTTGGCAGCAAAGTTAGCAAAGGCTTCCATGTTGGCTACCGCCTGGTCGAGAGAACCATTGCCAAACGCATCAACTAAAGCATCTGTTATACCACGGCCAATAGTCTCTTTCGCGTTGTCTGAAGCAATAGTTAAAGCGTTCAACTTAAATGCGTAAGTATCAGCTGCTTGTGATGCCTGTCCGGCAAATCGCTGAGCAATAATTTGTTGTAATTCATCAAAAGATTTGGCTGCTAATTCAGCCTTATTTAAACCTAATTTATACTTATTAAGTCCTCTAGTGTTGCCAACGTAGGCTTGTGTTAAATCATTTACCGTAGTGCTTAAATCTACACCTGCGCCAACTGAGGCGTTCAAAGCAATATTTAATAATTCTTTAGATTTAGTGTATGACTGTGTGGTAGAAATTAGTTGAGCAAAAGCAGGTCTTAATAGATCATCAGCAACATGATAAGTCTTTTCTAAGCCAGCAATAAAGTTTTCCACGTTGGTTGCTTCGTAGGCTAAGCCTAAATTGCCTAGTGTCTTTGATAGTTTTTGCGCTGCTAAATCATCTTCAGCAAAGGCTTTGACTGATTGAGAAGCGTAACGGAAAGCCTTTTGTGCGCCAGCAAGACCGATATAAGCCTTAGCAAGTGATTTAACTCCAGCCTGCAGTCCTAAAACATCTTTGTTGGCTTTATTAAATGCTGGTTTGCCTTTATATTCAGCACCAATACCAACTACTAAATCAACTCTGGCCATTATGCAACCCGCCTATTCTTAAAATTCTTTGCTGCGTTTTCTAATGCTTTGATAACTGCTGCAGTTGCTCTGCCTTGATCCTTATTCCATGCAGCAAACATGGCACGACCTTCTAATCTACCTTTGCCTACCATTGGCCCTAAAGCCTGAGCAAAGTTTGGTCTGCTTGATTTCTTATTGCTTGGCGCACGAACACCGGCACGCTCATAGATAGCACCAATAGCAGATTTGTTATGTATAGAAGCTGCATAAGAAAAGCCACGATAATTAGGTTTGGTTGGTGTAGTTCTAAAACTAATACCACGCTTAGCAATTTTTGAATCCCATGTTGGGAATCTTGCTTCACTCATGGCTCTAGGCCGCCAGCCTGATAACGGGCTAACGGATGGGACTAGATTACGAGCCTCTTGCACGATTGGCTTTAATGCTGCAGCCATTTCCTTTTGTGTTTCTTTTGCTAAATCAGGTTCAAAGTTACGCAGGGCGTAGCGCAATTCTTTAGCGCCTTTTACCTGCGTTGCCATTCTTTGACTCCCTCGCCCTATCTTTCATAGCCATTAAATAAGTTTTGAACATTCGCCAATCCATATCTATAAAGGATTGTGCAGGAATACCCGTTTCTAGGCTCATTCGTGCAATGAGGTAGTGCAGGGTATCCCTAGTTAGTCCAAAGGGTCATCATCAAGAACTTCCACCCGAACGAGAGAATCTACAAAGTCTCCTGGAAAAGGTTTTACTGTTTCCCCTGATCTACGTATGCATTCCCACGCCAACCAATAAATATCTGTTTGACGCTCAAATTCACGAAAGGCCTTATGCAGACCAGTCTTTGAATACGCTTCAAACGCTACTTCTATTGCTGGTGTGATTTGGTGAGTGGTATCGCTACCATCCACCCTTACTATTCTTAACTTTGCCATGTTAGCCCTTTTCTTTTAGTTGTTTAGAATGTTCCTGTAGTTGCTAAAGCGGTTGTGCTGTTGCAAGTAAAGGTAATGTCAAACATTGCTTCATCTGCTACTGCGCCGCTGATGTCTGGAATGTTGTCAATAAGGATTGTGCCTGTGTAAAGTTTGTTAGTTGCTGATACTACTGCAACCTTATCTTGAATTGCTACAAACGCTACAGTTGTGCCATAGGCAGCTTGTAGAGTAGCAAGGACTGAACCTGCTGCTGTGTCATTCAAGAATGAAACTGTAATGGTGTCAGCTGAAAGTCCGGTAACGAACTTGTGCGCTGTGTCTCCCATAGCAGTAACTTCTAGTTGGTCTGCTTGGCGGTTAAGTGTAAACGCTGTAACGTGATCTGATAGATCAACTGTTGCAATTTTTAACCC